ATATTGGAAATCAGGGAGTTACATAACGGGTGGCTGCAATGTGGGTTAAGCCTTGTTGTTCTTGTTTACCTCGTAAGATTTATGTCGATTCTGTAAAGGATATTACAGACGATAGAGGTGTTTCGCATTATGTCCGTGTTAAACAGGACGTTTCGGAAGGAAATGTGCCTCCACCTTCTGAGTATAAACTGGAAACTTTGCTTTCTGCGGGTATTCCTTTAAATGCTGTGAGTTCCCTTCTTGTCGATTCTGCGCCTTCTGATGCGCAAGTTGATGCAATAGTTAGTAAGGTTGTTCCTGAAAAGGAACAAGAAAATGAAGAATAAAAAGATTTGTTTATGAGTAATTTTTCAAAAGTTTCTGTGGGTGTTTCTACTAAACGTTATACTCACGATATGAGTTTTGATAATAACACTACACTTGGTTTTGGTGTTTGTCAGCCTCTTTTTTGTCAACTCCTTAATGATAAGGATAAGTTATCAGGTAATATTCGTCAACTTGTTCGCCTTGCGCCTCTCCCTGTTCCTTCGTTCGGTCGTATGCGCTTGGTTAATAAATTGCGCTTTGTCCAAATGACCGATATTTGTCCTTATTATGAGGCTATGTTGTCAGGTGCTTATGTTAATACGTCTGACCTTAATTATTTACCAAAGGAAGTGTTAACTACAGAGGTACGCATTTTGACGCAAATGGTTTTGCAGTATTCCGTTATTGACTATTTTAAAGTAGATTCTTCTTCATCTACTACTAAGTATGTCTATCAGAATGTTTCTAACCCTTCTGTTATGCATGAAGCTATACAGGTTTATCGTCAGGCTATTAATGCTCAGGATGACTTATCTTCTGTCATTCCTGACCCTAAGCCACATGTTGGTAATGTTGGTATTGCGATTTCTCCTGATTCTGCCGATTATCTTGTCTCTACTTCTACGTCTTTTATTTGCTTCCGTCTTACTGAGAGAGGTAAGCGTTTGCGTAACGTTCTTCTTGGTCTTGGCTATGCCCTTGACCTTTCTTGCACTGATAGGGTTTCTTTGTTGCCTCTCTTTGCTTATTTTAAGGCATGGTATGATTCTTATGCACCATCGCGTGAAACTCAGTGGAATCAGACTAACGCATTTATTTTGATAGATGCTGCTTTTCAAAAGTATCTTACCTCTTTAGAGGATTTTACTACTGCTCAGGGTTCTACTGAAAAGGTACAGAAAGCGTGTTTTGGTTTCTTTGAGGATTTGGCTAATACTTGGTATGTAGCTAAGGACGATTATGTCAGTGCACATCGTTTAACTGCTGTTTCTACTACTAACTCGAGTTTTGATACTCTTAAATCTCCTACTGGTAGTTTAACTTCTGCTACTTCGCAAGTTACTGCTCGTCCTTCTATTGTACCAGTTATTCCTTCGACGCAATCTGTTAATCAGTTTGCTTTGGAGACATTGCAGCGTGTAAGCAAGTTTATCAACAAAGATACTGTTATTGGTAGAAAGGTTTCAACGTGGTTAAAAGCGCATTTTGGCGCTGACGTTGCTTCTTCTTTCTTTAAAGATTCTGTTTCGCTTCCTGATGTTGTCGTTTCCTGCAACATTAATGATGTTTTCAGTACTGCGGATACTACATCAGGTGATGGAAGTGGTGAGCAGTTAGGTTCTTATGCAGGTAAAGGTCTTGGTTTTGGTGATGGTAGTTTTAATTTCACTGCCCCTACTTTTGGCTATTTTGTTGTAGTCTCTTGTCTTGTGCCTGATTCTAAGTATTTCCAAGGTATTGACCCTACTTTGTTTGGTGTTGACCGCTTTACTTTGCCGAATGCGGATTTTGATGCACTTTCGTATGAAGTTACACCTTCGTCTTTCCTTTGTGCTCATAATGACATCTTTATTTCAGGACAGAAATCTACGAGTAATAAGGGTTTTGGTTTTGTTCCTCGCTACTCAGGTTTTAAGACACGTCGTAACATCGTCAACGGAGATATGTCCCGTCGTGGTACAATTGCAAGTTATTCGCCTTACTATCTGGACAAAATTCTTACCGAAAATGCTATTCATAGCGAAAAGAATGCTGATGGCTCTTATAGCTTCGTTTCTGTTAATAACCCTTTGCCTGTTGCCTCTGAGGTTTGGCGCTATCCTACCCGCTACCCTTGGCTCGGTAACTTTAACCGAATTTTCTACAATTCAGGCAGTGAGGTGTTTGATGATGCTTCATCAGGTGATGCATCTAACGACTTTACTAATACACCTGTCGATGATAATTTCATCGTACAAAGTGTAATTTCTATGAAGTTGACGAATGCTTTGAAGCCTATTACGATGTCTTACGATGTCTATGATGATGATACCGATAATAGTTCTAAGACTATTATACAGGAGTAAGTTATTTTTTGCACATAATTTGTTACAAAGTTAACATTTTATGTGCATATTATGTTAACTTTGTAAATTTTATTTATTTATGAGTACTATTTTACAAGATGGCGCTGCTGGTGCTGCCGTTGGTTCTGCCATTGGTTCTGCCGTTCCTGGAGTTGGTACGCTTGTTGGTGGTGCTGTTGGTGCTGGTGTTGGTGCTATTGGTTCAGGTCTTACCAAAATTTTCAATCCTAATAAAGAAAAAGCTACAGGTCCGTCTTATTTGTTAGCTGGTAACTACGTGAATTTAGGTAAGTTAGGCAATAAGAAACAGACACGCGCCATGGATAGTGAGGCGCGTTTGGCTGCTCTTCAGCAATATTATGCACAACAGAATAATCAACAGGACATGCAAAATACGTATGCCCTTACGCGTGATTCTGCTTTGTTGGAAGCACAAGGCAAACGAAATGCAGGTTTGTCTTTAGCAGGTGATGGTTCAACGTCTATTGCTTCTACACCTGATATTTCTTCGCCTTCGCTTCCGTCTCCTCCCATGGCTGATGATTCGACATCAGATTTTCAGGGGCTTAGTTTCCTTAAAGATGTTTCTTCTTTGTTGTCTCAAATTGATGTTAATAAGTCTGCTTCCCGAAAAAATAATGCTGAGGCAGAAATGTCTGAAATTGATAATTTGTCTGAAAATGATAGACGCATGGCTGAACTTGAAAAAATGCGTGCTGATGGCGACATTTCGCGTGCTGAATATCATAGACGTAAAAATCAGTTGTTTGTTGAACAACAGACTGCGCAAGATAAGATTGAGCAAGAACATCAGGCAACTTTGACTGCTCAGTATCAATCAAAGATAAACGCTATTAAGGTTGATGAGGAAGACTTGCAAAAGCAAATGATGGGTATTACTAAGCAAATGAATGAGGAGCAATTAAAGCAACTTCAATTTGTTACTCAACATCAGCAAGAACGATTTGACAAGGAAATGCAGGAAATTGCTTCACGGATTGACTTGAATAGTAAACAAGGTGAGGCTGCTCTTGCTTCTTCTGCCTCTGCTTATGCTGATAAGGCTTATAAGGAGACACTTAACATGCTTGAAAAGGCTAAAGTTCCTTTTGCTCCTGAGATTGCTTCGGCTACTGCCAAGACTATCAAGAACAATTGTAATACTGCATATTGGGAAGCTAAATCGGCTAAGTTTAATTATGCTAATGATAGCGGTTGGAAGGATACTTGGTCTTTTGCTGCTGGTCAACATGCTCGTAACCTCTTTGGTGGTTGGCTTCCTTTAAGTGGTTCTTATAATGTAGGTAAGACAATAAAGTAAGTAAATTAGCGTTATATATATATGAAAACTATATTTATATACATTCTACGCTACATTTTAGCTGTTATCTGTGTTTATATTTTAATGATGTTTTTACATTATTTATCTACTGTCCTTTAATATTGCGTGCGTGCGTGCATCTTTGCGCGCGCGCGCGTTTTTTTATCCTCAAACTTAATCTATAAGACTAATTCAGGGGGCGCCTTGTGCGGGGGGTGTACCCCCCCAAGAGACATACAAACGTCTCGCGGAGCCCTCGAGTAGCGTTCAAGCCGAGCCGGAAGGCTCGCCCAAACCTATGAAAAACACGCTCTTTGTTTCTTTCGAAGAGAAAGAAAACCGCCGGTAGGCAATATCCATAAATAAACAGGCTCCCC